CCTGCCGCTGAATGTTTACCGATATAACGATTCGGGTGGTAAAGAGAAAAATCTTAGCCACCCTTTATATAAACTGCTCCATGATGAGCCGAACCCCGAGATGACTTCGTTTGCCTTCCGTGAGACGCTGATGAGTCATCTTTTGTTATGGGGCAACGCATACGCACAGATAATCCGCAACGCAAAAGGTGAGGTTCTTGCTCTCTATCCACTCATGCCAAATAAGATGACAGTCGACCGAGACAGTTCCGGTCGGCTTTTCTATTTGTATCAGCGAAGTTCGGAGGACACTCCCTCACTCGGCCGTGAAAGTCAGGTTTATCTTGCTTCGGGCGATGTTCTGCACATCCCGGGCCTTGGATTTGACGGTCTTGTCGGTTATTCCCCGATAGCCATGGCAAAGAATTCGATTGGTCTTGCCATCGCAACGGAAGAATACGGAGCAAAATTCTTTGCCAACGGTGCCGCCCCCGGCGGTGTGCTTGAGCATCCCGGAACAATCAAGGACCCACAAAAGGTTAAAGAGAGCTGGAACGCCGCCTACCAAGGCTCACAGAACTCGCACCGTGTGGCGGTTCTTGAAGAAGGCATGAAGTATCAGCCCATCGGCATCTCGCCCGAACAGGCGCAGTTTCTTGAAACACGGAAGTTCCAGATAAACGAGATTGCCCGTATTTTCAGAGTTCCGCCGCATATGGTGGGCGACCTTGAAAAGTCATCTTTTAGCAACATAGAACAGCAGTCCCTCGAATTTGTGAAATATACCCTCGACCCTTGGCTCGTGCGATGGGAACAGTCCCTGTGCCGGGCTCTGCTTTCAAGCGGTGAAAAACCGACGGTCTTTATTAAGTTCAATGTCGACGGTCTGCTCCGAGGTGACTATGAGGGGCGGATGAAGGGGTACTCAATCGGAATACAGAACGGGTTCATGTCGCCGAATGATGTGAGAATGCTAGAAGATCTCGACAGAATACCATCTTCGGAGGGAGGGGATCTCTATCTTACTAATGGTTCGTTATGTCCGCTTACAATGGCTGGTGCCGCCTACATAGCTAGAGGAACCACGAGCAACATACTAACGGAAGGAGAAAAAAACGATGTCAAGTCTAGTAAAACTAGAGGGGGCAACATTCGGAAAGCTGACTGTTCTTAGACTAGCCGAAAAACCGTGGAAGCATGACTCTGAATGGATTTGCTTGTGCACCTGTGGAAAAACCGTAAGGGTGAGAGGAGGAAATCTTAAAAGCGGTCATACAAAATCATGTGGAAATTGTAATACCTATATGAATATCGATAATGGTGTGAAATGCACGGTTGGAAGTGAGCGTAGTTTTATCATTGATGAAGAAGACCTGGCTATTGTATCCCAATATAAATGGTATGTAGATAAAAACGGATATGCTCTTGGGATCAGAAATAATACAGAAAGGGTCAAGCTGCATAGGCTCCTGCTTGGCTTTCCAGATGGCGTTGTGGATCACATTGACGGCAATCCATCAAATAACAAAAAGAACAACCTGAGATGCACAAATCAACATCGAAACTCACAAAACTCTGCCTTGCCAAAGAATAGCACCACCGGGTATAAAGGCGTTTGTTGGGATAAGCGAGAACAAAAATATATGGCTCATATACATCCTAATAGAAAGATGGTATTCCTCGGATATTACGACAGTCCGATAGACGCAGCCATGGCATATGACCGAGCTGCGTTCTTATATTTTGGTGAATACGCAAGACCAAATTTTATGAAAGGTGAAACCCCAAATGAAGGAAAACAAGAAATTCTGGAACTGGCTGCCGTCAGTGAAGGACGAGACAGAACCGGATGCAAAACCAGAGCGAGTGCTTGAACTCTATGGAACAATAGCAACCGACAGCTGGTATGACGACGAAGTAACCCCGAAAATGTTTCATGATGAGCTCTTCTCTGGCTCGGGTCCTGTGACTATTTGGCTCTGCAGCCCTGGAGGAGACTGCATCGCAGCAAGTCAAATCTATTCCATGTTAGTCGACTACCCGTATAATGTTACAGTAAAAATTGATGGCATTGCAGCGTCGGCAGCATCAGTTGTGGCCATGGCGGGAACAAAGGTGCTCATGGCTCCTACGGCGCTTCTCATGCTCCACAATCCTATGTCAATTGCTATTGGAGACAGCGAAGAAATGCAAAAGGCAATTGAAATGTTATCTGAGGTAAAAGAGAGCATTTTGAATGCGTATGAGATCAAAACAAATCTCTCCCGCACCAAGCTCTCCAATATGATGGACGGTGAGACCTGGCTTAATGCCAAAAAAGCTATTGAGCTTGGGTTTGCCGACGGTATCCTTGAAGATGAGAAAAAGCGGGTACATAAAGACGATGTTACCTACGCTTTCAGCCGCCGTGCGGTTACAAACTCGCTGCTTGACAAGCTTAAAATTGTTCGTCAACCCCAAACAGAAAAAGCTGCTAATACAGGCGTCAGGGCTGACGACCTATATAAGCGGCTTGATTTAATAAAATAAGAAAGAAGGTACACAAAAGTGAACAAAATTTTAGAACTGCGTGAGAAACGTGCAAAGGCATGGGAAGCGGCTAAAGCTTTCCTTGACACCAAGCGAGGCGAGAATGGACTTATCTCTGCCGAGGACAACACGGTTTACGAAAAGATGGAAGCTGACGTGGTTGCTCTCGGTAAGGAAATTGACCGCCTTGAGCGGCAGGAGGCGCTTGACCGAGAACTATCAAAACCGCTGAACGCACCGCTTACCGAAAAACCTGCGTCCCCCGCAAAGGACAACTCAAAGACCGGACGTGCCACGGATGAGTACAAAAAGTCCTTCTGGAACGCTCTGCGGAGCAAGACTCCAAATTTTGAGGTGCTCAATGCACTGCAAATTGGGACAGACTCGGAGGGCGGCTATCTTGTCCCCGATGAATATGAGCGCAAACTCATTGAGGCACTTGAGGAAGAGAATGTTTTCCGTAAGCTTGCCCATGTCATTCAGACCTCAAGCGGAGACCGCAAAATTCCGATTGTGTCCTCCAAGGGCACTGCGTCCTGGATTGAGGAGGAAGGGGCTATACCCGAGAGTGACGACGTGTTCGGGCAGACATCAATCGGGGCTTTCAAACTCGGAACTATGATAAAGGTGTCAGAAGAGCTGCTTCGTGACTCTGTTTTTGACCTTCCGAATTACATAGCTCGTGAATTCGGACGGCGTATCGGGAACAAGGAGGAGGACGCCTTTTTCAACGGTGACGGCTCAGGTAAACCCACCGGTATCTTCAACGCCACGGGCGGCGCACAGGTCGGCATAACATCTGCTTCTTCCACCGCAATTACTGCCGATGAGGTAATAGATCTTTTCTACTCCCTCAGAAGCCCTTATCGAAAAAATGCCGTCTTTGTTACCAACGAGGCGACGGTAAAGTCTATTCGCAAACTCAAGGACGGACACGGTCAGTATATTTGGCAACCCTCACTTCAGGCGGGCAGCACAGACACAATTCTCGGCAAGAAAATCGTCACATCCGCATATGTTCCCGAAACTGCTGCCGGTGCTAAAACGATAGCGTTCGGGGACTTTAGCTTCTACTGGATAGTCGACCGACAGGGGCGCTCTTTCAAGCGTCTTAACGAGCTTTATGCTACAACGGGTCAGGTAGGATTCCTTGCCACCCAGCGTCTTGACGGCAAGCTGATTCTCAGTGAGGCTATCAAGGTTCTCCAGCAGAAAGCTTAACGGAGGCACATCATGAGTTACAACACTAAAAACTACACCGAGCAGGGCGGCGAGAGAACCGTTATCGGCGGTGTTCTTGAAATAAAGGAGGGGGCCTCGGTTACGGGGCTTCCTTCAGCGTCGAATCAAGCCGCTAGCACAGCCACCACGGTTGCCGGACTCAAAGATGATTTCAATGCTCTGCTTCTGAAACTGAAAGACACTGGAGTGATGAAGCCGGATACATGGAATATCTCGGTAACCAATGCTACCGCTTCTCTCAGCGAAGACATGACAGTCAATCAAAGCAAGGTCGAATCCATCACAATTGTGAATAATGTCATTACAGTAACTGTTCCAGTTGACGAACTGGTTTCTTATGCAAGTTCAAACCCCACGCAAGGCACACACAAATGGGGCGCTATCCTCATCACCACAGGGCTTCCTGAAATCACAGCAGTCAAGTATAACGGCAGTCAGCTGACATCAGCTGATGCTGCGGAAGCAGCAGCTGTCGGCGGGCAGGCCGGAGATATTGTGATGTGGCTGAAGTGCGATGAAGTCGTAAACGAGCCGAAGGTATTCACCTTGTGGGCATCCGGTTATCCCGCTGCTGAATTCACTGTTGTTATCGCAGAACCGGAAACAAAAGAATAAGGAAAGGATGGTGGCGGTATGACGCTGCTTGAAAAAGTAAAGGCAAACCTCATTCTGGAGCATACGGCAGATGACGAACTCCTGCAGATGTATATCTCCGCCGCCGTTTCCTATGCCGAGAGTTATCAGCATCTGCCGGAGAATTATTACACGGAAAACCTTATGCCTCCTACCACAGAACAGGCTGTCATCATGCTGTCGTCCCACTTCTATGAATCAAGGGACGGCAGCACGGGCGGCTTTTTTGCAGACAATGTGCAAGCTGGGCAACAGGTGTGGAATACGGTCAATCTTCTGCTCCAACTTGACCGGGATTGGAAGGTGTGAGCATGAGTTTCGGAAAAATGAATACCTTTATTGAAATTGTTTCAACCAAACCCACAAAGGACGCAGATGGTTTTGTCAATCACAGCGATACCATAGTAGCATCGGTCAGAGCATATTTTGAACAGAAGAACTCAACCGAGCGTTGGCGGAGCATGGCACAGAATAATGAGGTGAACGCCTTGTTTCGTCTGCGTATAATGCCGGGAGTTGAAATCAACAACCGACATATTATTGTCTGCGAAGGCAAACACTACAACATTTATTCGGTCGAAAATGTCAGGGGGCGTGGTATGTATCTTGAGGTATTGGCGGTGAGTGAAGATGGCTAAGGCTCAATTCGTTATGCCGGAGCAGTTTCTTTCAAAGATATCCAAACTTGGCGAGGCGACCGACAAAATTGTTCCCAAGGTGCTGGCTGCAGGAGCCGAGTTGGTTGAAAAGAATGTGCGGTCGAATCTGTCCTCAGTTATAGGCAAAAATACAAAGGCAGACAGCCGAAGCAGTGGTCAGCTTCTTTCGGCACTTGGTACAACGGCGGCAAGGCAGGACAAAGATGGTAACTTCAATGTAAAAATCGGGTTTGCGGAAAATCGCACGGATGGCAAGAGTAATGCCATGATAGCAGGAGTCCTCGAATACGGCAAACACGGTCAGCCGCCGAAGCCTTTTATGAAAACAGCTAAGACAAAATCCAAGGATGCCTGCATTCGTGTTATGGAGAAGAAGCTGGAGGAAGAGATTAAAAAGTTATGAGCTTACTTTCACAACTGAAAACAATGATTGAATCCCTTGGTGTTTCGGTAGAGACAGGTGTTTTTTCAGACACTCCGCCGGACAGATATGCGGTGCTGACTCCGCTTGCGGATTCCTACAGTCTGTTCTCCGACAATGCTCCGGGACAGGATATAGAGGAGGTTCGCATTTCTCTGTTTGACAAAGGAAACTACCTTGAAATTAAAAAACTAATAGAAGCCTCAATCCTGTCTTCGGGTATCACGATCACCGACCGCAGATACATAGGTTTTGAAACTGACACACTTTATCACCATTGCGCCGTTGATGTGGCGCAAAATTTTATAATGGAGGAACACACATATGGCACTGATAGGACTTGATAGCCTATTTTATTCAAAAATCACAGAATCACTTTCGGGTGACGAAATTTACGGCACTCCCGTAAAACTTGCAAAAGCCATCGAGGCGGAGGTGTCTATCGAACTCAACGAAGCCATCCTTTATGCCGATGACGGAACGGATACCGTAATAAAGGAGTTCAAGAGCGGAACGATTACACTCGGCATCAACGACATCGGCCCGCAGGCGGCAAGGGATTTGACAGGGGCTGCGGTCGATGCAAACGGTGTGCTTGTTTCTGCAGGTGAGGACGAACCCACCCCTGTCGCTATTGGATTCCGGGCAAAAACCGCAAAAGGCGGGTACAGATATTTCTGGATTTATCGTGTATTGTTCGGTATCCCCGGAAC